TCTCCAACCTCAGCTACTAGTCTACGAATCAAGTCGGGGTTCTTCTTGGCTAGCGCTACAGCTGTTTCATCGCTGTGAATGCCTGATGTTGAATCAGCCATACGTGAAGTCATTAGGAAGTACTCTGGGTACTTCTCCGTAAACTGTTCATCGCCGTTGATTGGGTCAGCTTGACGCATTCTATTGAGCTCATCACGAGCCCACTGTAGAGGACTGACGTACTGTGGCTGGGTTGGGAATGACCAAGCACCACCAAATCGTAGCCACGCCAAGGCAACTGCTCTATCTTCGGACTCTTTAATCATGGCAGCTAGTTCTTTAGCACTAGGATTCTTGCCATTATCTATCACATACTGGGTAGCAATTTGCTGCAAGAACATGTTAGAGTCCTTGTTGAACTGCTCACCACTGCGCTTTAGTTGAGCCTGAAAGGCCTGAGCTGTACGCTTGATAGTGTTAGGTGTCAGAATCTGAGCCGAGTTAGACTGTACACCGAAAGGCAATGCCCATCGTGTCACTCTGTTTTCAATGTTATTACGCTTAGCGTACTCATTGACTGAGAATGCTAGTATCGGACCAGCTGATACAATAGATGCACCGCCAGTCGGGTTGAATACATTGAACCAAGATGCAGGGATTCTACCCTTTACGCCATAGAATGGCATATCAACCTCAACATACTGGTACCCGAATGGGTCTTCTTGTACGTTCAAAGCTCTATCAGGAATGGTAGATACCTGTGCTGCCTTGATTAAAAACTCTGGATGCTCTAGTGCAATACGTCCATAAGCACGGTACTGTTCAACAATAGCAGGGAAGAACGCTAGTATGTAGTTGATGAGCCCACCATAGTTCATATCCCTATGGAAAGAGTTCAGCTTCTCACGGTATTCGCGTATAGCATAAGAGCGAGCTGTATTCTCGAATAAGTCCTTGTCTGCATCAGTTAGTTTACGGTTCTGCTTATTAGCTATTAGAACCATCTCTTGCAGTTTTTGTTGGTACTTAGTGGAAAAGTAGGGGCTATACATTAGGCGGCTTGTAGGGGCTGTCGATAGCCACGCTACTGCACCTGCTACTCCGTCACGGAATTTAACATATGCATTACTTAAACCTAGGTTATCCTCAACTAGGTCAGTCAATACAGGAGGACGGGTATTTGGGTCTGGATACAAAGCCTGTAGTTTCTTTACAGATACCGTTCCATCCAGCGTAGCCTTACGTAGCTCCTGAGTTGGAGCATACCAGTCTACAATCTGCTTTACGATACTGTATTGGCTACCCGCTTCAGAGGCTGGGAGACCCATACGCTCCATATAAGAGCTACCTTCATTGCGTAAATACTTGGTTACAGTTACTCTATCAGCGCCTTCCATAATCATTCGGGCTACTGGGTCAAAAGCAAGAGTATCCTTTAGGGTTTGTTCCCATTCTACAAGGTGTAAGGTTTCGTTCTCGGTTGGGAGCAATCCACGGCTACCACTACCTGCACGACCTCGACGCATGTTTTCAATTTCTAGCTCTTTGAGGCTAACCAATGCGCGACGAACATCTTCTTTTTGCAGTAGTTGTTGACGTGTAATGTCACCCTTGCGCCCGCTAAACTTGGCAGGGAATGTATATGGGTAGATATCTACAGTTCTATCGCGGGCTACAACATCAAACTTTTCATTAGATATGATAGCTTTTTCTTGTCTGCGTAATTCTGTTATGGCCGACTTCAATGTATTTAGGTTATCGATTCTTAACTGAATGTCAGTAGGAACCTTCTTTGGAAGATTGTTGACATCAAATCCAGAATTATTGAGGGCTTTCTCTAGCGCAGTTACAGTACTCTCACGTAGTCTGATATCCTCACGCAAAGAAGCTGCCTGCTTTGCAGGGCTCTTTGCTGTACTCAAAGAATTTCTTACCTTATTAACCGAGTTATTGGTATTAAAGATAGCAGCAATGGTGTCTTCAGTTAGGTCCTTTACTACACCAAAGAGTGCCAAATCGCCATACACACGGACAGCTGAGTCGCGGATAATATTTAGGGGGTAACCTGCACGCATCAAGGTAAACCCACGCCATAGGCTGTTGAATTCTTCTGCTACAAATTTACCCACTAGAGCAGCATTGACAGGGAGACTTGCACCCTCTCCATACTTCTCGGAGTAGCGCTTGAACGCTGCATCCCATAGCTTAGGGTCTGGCAAATACGTACCGTTGGCTAGTTGAGTGATAAGCTGTGGGTCAGCTACGATATCATCTACGCCATTAGGTCCAAAGAAGTACCCACGGCGTTCGATATAAGCAGCACGCGACTCTTGTAGCATCGTGCGGTAGGCTGAATCGTACGCCTGTAGGACAGTGTCAATAATCGATGGGTCTACATTGTACTTAGCCCCAAGATTAGAGGCAAGACGTGCAGTATAGGCATCAATTACATTGAGCTTCTCTGTTTCAGTCCTGGCAGTTAGGTACTTGTTGTAGATATCAATACCCTCTTCAGGGCGAATACCTTCGTATCGTGTAGACGCACGAAGATTTACACGCAAACGCTCTGGCGTTTGTACTGTATCGTTAAAGTTAATAGTGTTTCGTGGGGCATCGTCTGTAATTCTGTCGATTACACGAATTGGCACCGACAATGGAGACTTCTGGTAGACGTATTGCATGGTACGTCCAATACCTGTCTCACGAATAGGTGTCATTGCACCAGCTGCTTCTAGCTTTCTGGAAACTTTCTCCTTAGCTAGGTCGTTGCGTACCTTTTCAACCCATGCCCAACGTGAAACCGTGATGTCCATCATACGTGAGTCAAGCGTTAGCGCTGTGTCTAGCCATTCATGGCGTCCCTTGAGTGCTGTGACCTCAGCTTTAATCTCATCAACCATGTCAACACGCTCAGGTGAGAGCAGTGTTGGCTTACCTTTGTAGGTTAAGTAGGTTGTGCCATTCTTTTCTACAGCAACGAGCGCATCAGTTAGGCGATTTAGCTCAGACTTAATGTCCGCACGCTCTTCTTGTAGCTTCTGAATTGACGGGAAGTGCCCACGTCCTGCTTTAATGACAGTTCCAATTGTGGCAAAGTCTTCGCCGGGTAGAATTTGTGAGGTAATTGTAGCAACCTCACGGTTTAAGCCTACACGGTTAGCCACTTCTGCAGGCGTAGCCTTGTTGATAAACTCAAATAATGGCGTGTATGGTGTTTGCTCGCCAGCAATTGTACGGTCAATGAGAGCTACGTCTTCTGCAAGAGTATTTATTGCACGTGTATCTTCAAAGTTGCTGAGCAAATAGCCAGTTACTGTCTGACGAGGACGTACAATAGGCGCACGAAGCGTGGTGCTTGCGATTCCACCAAGAGCTTTAGCAGCTCCAATGTCAGGAGATGCTGTCATTTCTAGACCAAAGTTTAGCAAACCTGACATTGTAGCACCAAGGCCCTTGTCAGTATCAGCTAAAGTTTCGCCAAATTCTTCAAATCCCATAATACGGGATGCAATTGTACCAGCTAGCTTAGTGGCGTCGCGTCCGTAGTTGTACTGTTCTTGCCCTACTTCTGATTCTGCAAAAGATGCCGCAATAGCTGCGCCTTCACCAAGCGCACCGGATTTGCTAACACTGCGAATACCTTTACCAGTAAGCGCTGCACCAATAGAAGCGCCACCAGCAATACCGAGAGGACCTGCTGGAATGCCTGCAACAGCACCAGCAACGCCGCCAGCAATAAGAGCCAGACCGGAGAGAAGACCCATCGCTGCAGAATTATCTTCAACAGCCCTAACAAAAGCATAGTTTGAACGAACATTTTTTGGCCCCGCCATCAGTATCTTAGTTATGCCGCCATTAGTGGCTTTATCAAGACGTCCTATAGTTTGCTCTGAGAGCACACCTAGCGTGCCTCCAACAACTTTGATTCCACCGAGGCGGAGAGATTCAACAGAGTCATTCCACCCACCAGGGTTGGTTGGCATGTTTTTAGCGATGTCAGTCGTCAGACCGAATTGTCCACGCCACCCTGGGTTATAAGATGAAGGTTGATAGGAAGATTCAGGTAGGTTACGAGCTGAAGGAAGAGTTTGACCAGCATCTGGTGCTGGCTTATAATCTGGCTTCCTGCGTAGCCAATCTTGAATATTACCTAATGTGTCCCATATACTCACACGACACTCCGTAGATATGCGACATAATCTTTAGTCGACTGTGGTGTGCCGGGCTGTGCAGCCCAGAACTCCATCGCTGGAAGGTAAGCGCGAATCATATCAATGTCAGGGTTATAGGTTGGTTCTTTAGGAAGGTTAAGAATTTCACTTCCCTTACCAGCACCGATATCCACGCCAGTTGTAATTGGCTCTTCAGGATTCTGTGTTGGAGCTGTGAGAGGTACGACAGTTGGACCGGCAAGCACAGGTGTCTGAGCTGGTCTAATAGGGGCAGGGTTTCCTTGCATCGGAGCGCTCCGCTGTTGCTCAACCATCTCCTTGGCCTTGCCATAGCCCATTCCTGGAATGTAACGAGCAGCCTGTGTACCGGATTGGCCGTTGCCACCACGAGGGTTAATATTGGCTGGATTGTTCTGTGGCGCTGATGGGCGATACCCACCTCTATTTTCCGCCATTGACATCCTCCTCTGGACTATATGAATATTCTTCTGCTGATAGCAACATACCCTTGGCTAACCAAGGATTCATGTTATCACTTACATCTGTCATAAGGTAGCGTGTGCCTTGAAAGTCACTCCACTCACTTACCAAAACCCATCCAGTACATATCTGACTTTCAGAGTCTTCTAAATCTTCAGCAAGTATCCTCATTGCTTTTTCAATTGCATCAGTGAACTTGCTCACTTGTATTGCTCTTCTACTTGGTATGGGGCTGCTGTGTATGCGCTAACTCGTGCAGCCACTTCCATAGCTGCGAGGGCATCAGCGCCTGCGTAAAGAGCTCCAAGAGCGTAGGCTCCGCCGCTTCCAATGGCGTAGAATCCTTCTCCACTCTTCATCACCGCCAAGTCTTGGTCAACATCAAAGAGCTCGCCACCAACTGCGATTAGAAACTGGAATCTAAGTCCATCTTTATCTTTGTCATGCGCTTCATCAAAATTGTAACCATTGTCTGTAAGACACTTGCGAAGGGAAGGCATAGCCTTGACTATCATGTAACGATAGGTATCCTTCTGGTCTTTAGCTGTGAAGGCTGGTGGTGTCCAGATGTTCTGAGCTATGTCGCAAGGAGCGACTTCACCAGCTCCTGCAATAAGCAGGGCTCCACGTTGTGCAATCTTTCGCATTACTGGGTGTGAATAAACTTTACCACCATCATCAGTGATTCTGCTATCAGCAACAATGACAGACTTGTCATCGTACTCAACGCCAATAATCGTTGTCATTGTCCCCTCCTAGATTATCGTCGACGAATAGTTCTTACGCTTGCCGAAGCTTCTCCAGCTCCACTTAAACCTGATAGTAAGCTCATGATATCTGGAGCACCTTGTGCTGCCTCTGCGGCGCCAAGAGCGCCTCCTGCCAGTGCTTCGGGAGCAGGGGACGGTTGCTCAACCATTTCGGCACCAGCAGGAGGAACCTGTTGTTGTGGGGCAGGGAAGATTTCTTCAATGGCATCTTCGATTGCCTGTCCCTTTTGGCGAGCTTTGATTACCTGTGCAATCTTAGTGACGATTTGACTTGGGTCTCCACCAGAAGAGGCAATCTGAGGAATAGCTTGTGTGTAAGCTTGGAGGGATGCAAGTAACGCAGCACGCATATCTTCAATCTCAATTTTCTCAACCTCTTGGCTAACGTTGACGGTAAACGGTAGTTCACGCATAGCCATATCTTTAGAGATGAGTTTACCACCCAGAGCCTGGAGCATGAAGATAAGACCTTGAGCAGGATTAAGACCAGCAAGCATTCCATAGCGTACGTCTGCAGAGTAATCACCCTTGATATCCTTCTTAGGCGAGTACGTAATTTCATACGGAGCACCTGCGTCTACACCTCGAATCGTCTTCTCGTCGGGGAAAATCTGCTCATCAACTTGGAAGCAAATCTGAATTACATCACGGAGGGCGCTAGCAAAGATTGCCTGTGCGGATTTGACCTGGGTATCGAATGCACCCATGAGAGCCTGAACGCCCTGACCCGTGACAATAGATGCGTTGACATTTCCTGTACGTCCCTCAGGATAACGAGCGCCAACGCGTAGTTCCTGGTTTAGCAATGTCTGTTCTGTGAATGCGCCTTGTGGCAATGTTAGCTCTACACGACGTACACCAGCTGGGTTAGATGTACGGATGACCGCATCTCCACCAAGTTGTAGCTCCTGTACATCCTGTGGAAGTACGATTGGAGATTGTACGGACTTCTCTGCTGCTTCCATTGCAAGAAGAGCAAAGCGGTTGCGGAGCAACTGAATACCTAAAATATCATCAAACTGTCCACGTAGTTCTCCATCGATAGATGGTTTACGTGCAACAACAATCATCATCTTACCGAGAGGATTCTTGGCTTGAGACAACACCAGATTATTTTTATCTGGTAGATAGATTGTTGATTGGTCTTTGTCGTAGTAACGTACAAGCTCAACTAGAGAGTTAAGGTCTTGCTTGTATCCAAGTCCACCGAGGAGCGCACGCTCATACTCTGGGAATTGAGAAACTAGTTCGCCTAGCGTTAGTTGGTAACGCTTCGCAAAAGCGATGCAACGACCATAACGGTCGAAGTCTGGGTAAGCACCCACTGGGTTTTCTAGGCGAATACGAGGTAGCTTTGCTTCCTCATCAAACTCAATGATGAATGGAAGGAAGCCATAGGTTATGTACCAGTCCGCTCCCGAGTACATCTGGACGGACAAATCAGAGTGAGCAAAATAATTGCTAGCGATGCGAGTGCGCTTATCAGCAAAACTGCGAGCGCGGTCACTTGTTTGGTTTGCCGCTGAGCAGTTGACGGCAGGCAAAGGCGCCATAACCTCAGATAGGTCTCGAGCAACAACGTCAATAAAATTCGCAACGACATTCGCATCTACTCCGTCTGGAAAGAAATCAGGATATACGCTAGCAATCTGACCCTTACGGACAGCAAGGACATCAAGGTTGCGTGCGTCCCTGTCTGCATTACGAAAGCGTAGCGAGTCAACTCGCGCTGCAATCTGTTCAATTGATAACATAATATCCTAACTAAATCTTAGTATGTGTTGTAGGTTGGGTTTACGTTCTTGCTACCCTTACCTGTAATTCCACCAGATGAGCGGCCTGTTAGCCCTCTTTTAATTCTAGCTTGTTCAGCTTTTGCTTGGCCACGGGCTTCAGCGCTTTTAGCGCGGAGTGCACTGCGCTCTAGTTCAGCAGCACGTGAGTTCTGCATCATAAGTGCAGCTTTTGATTCTGCATTAGTTGGATGAGAAAAGCCTCTAGCAATCTTTCCTAAACCTTTTGCTTTTCCTCTGCTAAGATTCATAGCAGCTTCTTGTAGTTCCCATTCGGCTTCTGGGCCGCCTAGCATTCCTACACCTTTTGATTTTTGTCCAGAATATTGTCTTGCCTTTTCAGCTTTGCGAGCAACTTGGCTAGCAGTCTGACGTTTTGCTTTTGCCATTACTGGCTCCTATCCGTATGTCTGTTGCCATTGTTCTGCAACGGCTTCGTCTAAGTTAATCGAGTATCTGCGTTCCGTTTGAGCTCTTGTTGCCCAACGGTTTTGCATCCATCTAGCTGATTGTGA